AACCCCGCCCCGCTGATTAGCCAAGACGTTGAGCCGATCTTCACACAGGTGGCAAGGCCGTTACGGGCCAAGGTGCGAGTTCCGGTCGTCGTAGAGTTGGCAAGCGTCAGCGTGTCCGTCGTGATGGCGATGGAGAGCGCCGTACTGTTCAAGTTAACGATAATGATAACGGTGCCGATGGGGAACGCCGTGGCGCTGTTTGCCGGAATGGTCAGCGTTACGCTCGTGCCGTTCATCACAACCGACTTACCACGATCCGCCAAGACAAGCGTGTAGTTCGTTGTCTGACTGTTCTGCGGAGCGTCTCGATAACCAACGGCATGATTGGCGCTGGCCGTCGCGTTATCGGGAATCTGCGGCGTGCCGGTAAACGTCGGCGAGGCGAGCGGGGCATACGTCGATGCGGCTGCCGTCGTCGTCAGTCCGTTCGTGATGCCGTAACCGGCAAGCGTAGTCGGCTTATTGGTTATGGACGAAAACGGAATCGACAGCAGCGACCCGTCGTTCAAGCCCGGAATGTCGTCGTATTCGCCAAGCTGAACGTCGTTGGCGTCTTTCAGCACAAACCGATACGTCAGCCCTGCCGCTACCCACATATCCTCGGGGAGTCGCCCAGAAGAATCTAGGATGATGGGATTGGCGTTAAGCGTGCTACCCGTCGAAGACGTGTAGGTTGCTTGCGGCGTCGTGGTGCCAGCGGCGTAAGTAAAGATTTGGCCGCCCGACAAGATGTTGCCGTTGTCGTCGAAAAACTGTGCGCCCGCACCTGCAAACGCTGAAAGGTAAACGGTCATACATACACCTGCATAACGGTCAATATGATGGAAGGGATGGCCGGGTGAGGGGAGGCAGCGGCAAAATGCTGCAACTGCACGCTTAAATCATCTACCGAAAAATACAACTGAAAGTAATCGCCGTTAGATAACGGCAAAAAAAAGTTAGCTGCTGAGAAGATTTCGGCGTTGTTGCCTTGAATCTGAATCAGCGATGCGGAATTTGGCACCGCAGTGCCGTTGATAGCCGGCCAAATGTACAGCTTGCCCGTGCCGCCCGAAGTTTTGTCCACTTGAATCGAAAACTGTACGTTGTAGACCGCAGGGCGGGTCACTTTGATCTTGCTGCTATCGGCGGGGTCGCGGTACACGCCGTAGGCTTGGTCGGCGTTGTTGTACGTGATCGCGTAGGCGGTATTGATTACCGTAGCCGTTTGCGTATCTGTTGAGAAAAACGACCCGTAGTTAATGACGCCGGGTTCAAATCGAGGCGGTCCTTTCTGAAGATCGTCAATTTGCCTTTGCAACACCGCTACTTCATCTTCTACGACCGAAGAGAGCGGTGAGCCAACTTCAAGGTCGGCGATGCTGGTAGCCGTGGTCCCGCTGCCCGTCAACGTAAATTGGTTGTTAAGGAAGCGAAACCACTCACGCGAAATAAGGCCCGTCCGCTCGTCGATGAACGGCACTCGAGGGGCGGGGATGTTGGTAATGTTTGCCATTACGCATTCGTCCCGCTGAGTTCAAGTTCGGCGCCCATGATGGCGACCTTGACAGGATCGGTGCCGCTGATCTCATACACGCGGTCACGAATCTTCGTGGTCATGCCAAGGCGGCGGAAGATAGCGCGAGTGCCGTACTGGCCGATACGGCCCAGCGAAGTCGTGCGTTCGCCATTCCACGTATGGCCGCCATCGTCGGACCAGCGCAACATCAACTGCGGGTTAGCGCCAACCACTACGGTTCCTGGCAACTGGTCAATAACTAGCGTCAACCCATCGTCTTCGGTTACGCCCAACGTATAGAGGTCGTTTTCCGTATTGATGTCTTCGGGCACTTCGGAGCCGAGGTTGCCCGCCAACTGCGGGTTGCCCGTTTCGGTATTGATCGGAACCGACGTTTCGGTGCTGATTTCAACAGGCGGGTCGAACGGGTCTACGCCCGAAAGCCCAACGCCTGTCTCCATGTCAATCTGCAACGAGTGATGCGCTGTGCGTTTAAGGTTGTTCTGCCCTGTCGGCAATGCACGCCACGAGCGCAGCCACTTCTGCACAGTGCCGTCGTCGGCATACACGTCAAGGCTAAACACGTATATCTTGCCGTTTTCGTAATCGCCGATATGCGGGTCGCCGTTGAAGCGAGCGTGGTTGTTGCCACGGTGTCGCTTGAAATCGCCGTTACGGAATCCTGCGCGTTCGTGCCATGCGCCAGTCGCGGCGTCAAACACCCACGTCGTATCCGCGTTCGTAAAGTTCAGCACGTAGAACGTGTGACCGTCCTGCTGGTAGGTGTACCCCACAGCATCCGACAGGTCGCCGTATTGCTGGATGGCAAACTCAACTGCGTGGGTCGATACGCGCACGCCTTGATAGCCGTTTGCTCGATAGACGATGCCTTGGCCGCGAGCGTCAGCGCCTAGCCAAAAGACGCTGTTGTCCATCTTGGCGACGGAGTACGGCGCGATGCAGCCGATCTCGTTGTACGCGCCTTGGATGCGAGTCAGCGGGAAGTCTGCTTCGCCGCTGTTGTACCAGACCTCAACGCTGTTCGTGCCAAAGAGCCACGCTTCGCGGTGGTCGATGATGAGCGACACCAAGCCGTCGGGCGAGCCTTCGGCAGAAGCAAAGTCAAGTGGGTCAATAGACAAGCCATCCAACAGTTGCGTGACCCACACGCGCTGACTGTCGGGTTCGTTAAACACGAAATAGCCGTCCAAATAACCTACAGTCACCGCACCGGGGAAGTCCGGGTCGGTGATCTGCGCGAAAGAATCCGTGACGGTGTTGTAGATGTATCCGTCTGGATTCGCGGCAACAAAAAGTTGCGTGCCGTTGTCCGCCATCGACACCGGGCCAGTGCCCGATATCACGCCCAACGAAACGTTGTTCTGGTCTTGCAAAAGAATGCGGCTGCCGTCTTCAAGCAGCAGAAACGACCCGGTTTCCATCAACAGGTCGTTCGTTCCTTGCAGGACGTAGTTTGAGTTGAGTTTGTAAAGTTGGTCGCCCGATACCACGTACAAAAAATTGCCGAGGGTATAGAGGCCACGGATCGGGCCAGTGCCGACTGTAACGACACGCGTTAAACCGGGGCAGCGCTGTAGATACGCCGGTTCCTTGCCCCCTTCCGCGATAACTTCGGGGTACAAGTTAATCAGCCGATTGTCGGCAGCGTTGACGCTACGAATGACGTAGCTGCTACCCAGAATCGGTGACTTCATTAGAAGTTGCCCGTATAGATATTAAAGCGCGGCCGATTGACCATCAGCGCTGACGGCATTGCCATGACATCGCCGGGGAAGTTGATGCGCTTGAGATCGCGCTTGCTGTACATCGCTATGCGACGCACCTGCTGCGACGGCTCCACGCCAAACTCCGGCGCTAACTCACAGGCAAGGTTGTAACGGAACGCTCGCAGGTAACCTGGCGGAAAGGCAAGGGTCGTATCAAGCGCAGCAGGCTGGCTTAGTTCCTGTACCGAAACAAAGTGGAACTCCAGCACGCGAGAGGGCACCGGATAGAGATACATCTCAATGTTCGGGTGCGTCGGGTTGTACCAGAGGATTTGCGGGTACGTTGACGTTACGGTCTTGACCGCAATGTTGTTGTACTGCTCTTGGTTAATCATCTTGATGCCATACGACACGTTGGTCGAGGCATCGCGGAAAAAGGTGGCATCGTCCAACTTGACGGGGCGCGAACCGACAAAATCGCCGGTCGGGCCAAGCGTGCGAATGCGCGTGTTGGGCGGCCAGTTGAATATCTGGTCGATAGTGCAGAATACCGAGAGACGCTCGGTACTCCACGATTCGATCATCTGATTAAGCGCTGTAAGGGCGTCCTGTGAGGTGGCCGCCGAGGGGACTTCGCCCTCCGCCAGCATCCCGATCAAACGCAGCGCACCGTTGATCTGGTCCCCAGCGGTGGTAGACATTACTTACTCCCTGCGGCGACGACGCGCCCGTAAAGCATTGCCAGAAGTCTCCGACGCCTCCATTTCTGGAGACGCCGGAGATTCTGAATCATCCGGGTCAGAGGGGTCAAATTCCTCCCACCCATGCTGCATATCTTCCTGCGCCTCAAGCCAAGAAATAGCGACTTTCGTGCCATGCTTGGGATGTTGCAAGTAGATATTTGGCATAGTTACGGCAGCAACCCGTAAGCCTGCAACCGCGACTCAAGCTGACCCACGCGGTCCTGCAAGTTCTTGATGACAGACAGCACCGTGTTGCCTTCGTCCTTACTGGCAAAGCCAAACGGGGTGGTCTGCGTCAAGTCTTGAATCGCAAAGTCCGGCGTAACCGGCGCAGTAAACGTAATCGTCGTCAACTGAGTCGTTAGCGCCGCGCCTTCGGCAACGGGCGCCGTTCCGAAGAAGCCTACGGTGCCGCCTGCTGCGCCAATTACCGCACCGTCAAGTTCCGGGTCGGAAAAGGCAACACCAATCGCCTTTGAATTAGGCATATCAATACCCCTTTAGGTAGTGCCCCC